TTAACTGCTCACCACGCTCTTGATAAACGCCTCCATGCGGTCGGCGCTGGCCTGCTTCATTTGGTCGGTAACATGGCCGTAGACATCCAGTGTAAAAGCTGCGGTGGCATGACCGAGGTTTCCTTGCACCGTCTTGATGTCATCGCCAGAACGGAGTGCGGCAACTGCGTAAGAGTGGCGCAGATCATGAAAGCGGGCGTCCAGCCTGCCAATGGATGCCGAGGCACGTTTGAATGCTCTGTACAACGTCGGCTTCGTCAGGTGCTTTCCCTGTGCATCTGTAAAGACAAGGTTGCTATGCTGCCACAGAGAGCCCGCAAGGAGTCTCTGTTCCGTCTGCCACACCTTTTGACGCTTCAGGTATTCCAGCACGAAAGGGGCGACGGTGATGGTGCGGGACTTGCCATTTTTAGTAGGAACCAACTGATACGGCGTCATGCCCTTCTCCTGGTGGAGCTGCATCTGCTTATTGATGGTCAGCACGCCGGCATCGAAGTCTACGCAGTCCCACGTCAGCCCCAGCACTTCTCCCTGCCGCAGGCCAGTGAACAGCGTTACAACAAAAATGTTCTCAAAGCTGTTG